CCTATTTTCCTAACTTCAGATCCCTCTTCTCCTATTTCCCCATTAAGAAATTGTTGCATCTCTCTAATATTTCCGCTAAATTTATGGGCGTCTAGTGTGGATTTGGCTACGTCATTTCCCAAGTTCTTCATATTTTTTTGGCGTTTCCCCTCTGACAGCAAAGCCGAATTAGGTATGTCTCTTAGATAAGAAGTATATTGAGTAATCCCATCTGTATTATTCGAGATGTTGTCCATATCAGAATCGAAAGTGGCATCCCACTCCTTCGCTCCAAAATCCAACATTTGCTTATCTTCGTATATTCCAGCTTCGGATGTAGTTGAAAACCTATCATACTCTAAAGTGTGTTTTAAAGAGGCCTTAACTTCATCACTGTATTCATCCCTATTGAGAATATCTTGCTGTATATTGTCTATGCTGTCTATTACTTCAAAGGTATAATCTTGATGGCTCCCGCCATTGTGTCTATTTGAAATTTCTGCGATCCCTTCTTTTTTCCTAACATTGTATTCTCTCTTAGCTGTCTTTACTGCTACGGTGTCCTCATAATTTTTTTTAACTAGGGCCTTCTTTTCCATTAATTCTTGATACCCAGCAATGCTATTTCCTATGGATGTTGCTGCTTTGCCAGCCTGCGCCATCATTCCAGCTTTTGCTCTAGTCGCTGCTGAAGCTGCGCTTGGAGAAATTGTTTGCTGTTGCGCTGGAGCACTAGCTATTTTCTTACTTGTTTTAAATCTTGGTAATGCCATTTACTTCCTCGCACTTTGAGCAGCTAGGGAAGAAGCTCCGCTAAAAGCGGCTCCCCATGCTTTATATTTTCCAGCCTTTCTTGTTTGCTCTGCTGAGAAGTCCGAAACGTCAGCACCGCTTAATGCTGCCTGTGCTGCGCTCTCAGAGTCCCTACGGTCTGCGACTAGTTGCATATTCAATTCTCTCTCAGTATCCGCTAGGAGGTCTAAATGCGCTCCAGAGCCTATTGCTATTCCAGAAGCAGCTACGGCAGCCGTTTGGCCTCCGGCAAATTCTTTAGCTTCTAGTTTTAATATTTCTGAATTATACTTATATCTTTCCATTATCTCGCCAGCAGTTTTCCGCTGTTGGGCCGCTTTCATGTTATATGCTGCGGCTTCCTCTTTGGACGCCTTATTCGCCGCATAGATTTGGTATCCTGTAGAAACTACGGTTGCTGCCGCTGCGCCTGCTGCCATTAATAAAACCTCACGTACCTAAAATGGTCAGTTTGTCCATCATATAATTTTGATAGACCCTCAAATTCAAAACCCAACTTTTCTGCCCACTTTCTTTCTGCCATCTTTACTGCCATTTCTACCTTAAAAAGTTCTGGATAGACTGTTTTAAGGTTCCTACTCTCCAAAAGCCATCGAATAGCACTAAAGACACTTTTACCTTTTTTAATCATATCCCTATGCGGTATCAAAAATGCTTCAACAACACCTTTCCGCAAGGTATTGATACCAGCGATAGCATATAAGGAGCCTTCACTTTTTAGGCTCATCATTCTCATTCTTCTATCTGTAAGATTAGCTTTCATATTATCGCCCAAATTTTCTAGGAAAAAATGTCCGTTTTGTTTGAATCCATAAAGGTCTGGCAATACGAAGGGGGAAATCTTAATCATAGCTTACTCCTTGCAAAACTAAACTTGAAATGTAGCAAGGATATGGCTCATCTGATACTAAGTACAATTGCGCTCTGGTATCATTCGACTGTCTAGCTGGGATTTCTTTCTCTCCCGAATATAGAGTAGTCGTGTTATCAAAACTTATAGAATCTAAAGCTGCTTCCTTCTGGCCACATTTTAGATTTCTTGACCTATAAAGTAAAGCAACTAATTTATGAACCCTTTTGTTTTGACCTGTAGACGGTCCAGAAATTCCACCATAATTTATAGGCAATGTTCTTATTTTAGCTGTAAACGGCAAGCCAACCACAATATTAGTGTATTTAGCATCGAGAGTAATATCTCCAGAAACTACGGTAAAAAGCCCCTTATAGTTCCCATCTGCAACTACCGCTACACTTTCATCCTCTAAATGATCAAGTCCTGTTAAGGTTACTGATCCGGGAGAAGTATAAGTAACGGCACTATCGCTAAATATGGGATGGCCAGTAGCAAGATCAGGATAAGCATAATCAGCTCCCATTTTTTCAAGGTATATAACATCAGACCCATCAACAGTCCTAGTTACTGCTATATATAAATAATTTCCAGAAGCAACAATACTGTTTAAGGTGCCTCCAAAATCCACGGTACTTATCGCAGCGGTTCTTCCGGTTTCATCATACGTCAAGCAGTAAAGCTCTGTACCTCTATAAAAAACACATCTTCTAATATTGTGTGAGGTGCCTTCTGTTAAGGAGGTTGGTAGGAAAAAGTGTGTCATATCTCTTGCGATATATGATCCGTTATCTCTAAAATAGAAATAACTATAAAGCGTGTCCTTATTTTCTGATATGAATAATGTGGCAGATCCAACTTTTTGAGCTTCTATTTTGGCCCCACCTTGAGAAGATTGTCTTTTGATACTTATAGTATCAAACCCAAACCCCTCAGTTCCGCTAGAAATAATATATTCTGCGGTATTGGTTCCTACGGCCAAACCATTAGCCCCATCCATCCAAGAAATGTTACTTGCCCTATCAGCAGCTATTTGTACCGTAAATGCGTGATCTGTAGTCTTTGCCCCATAGTATCCATAAAACAAAGCTACGTTTGAAGTTGCTGTTGTTGCATCCTGAGAAGCTATTATGTTAGAGGTGAATTGTGTGTTTCCAGCTTGGGTGCAGAATAAGGTATCTGGGTAAATCGGAGTCCCACCATAAATTACTCTTTGCTCATGCGAAGTGATACTTCTTGGGTACCCATCAACGCCATTCCAAAATTCCATCCTCCAATCATCGGTTGCTGTTGCATCTGTCGGTAGTCCAGAACCAGCCCCCACTCCTAAAGCTGTTTGACCATAGCCCATAAGCACTTCTACTACCTTAGCGGCTGTTGTGCTTAAAATTTCTGTCACATACGCTGCGTAAGTTGTCCCAGATATATCAAAAGTCATTATGGTGTTAGCGTGTCCAGCTAAGAAAAAAGCAGAGGAAGCAGTTAATAGCTCATATTCCTCTACTGCTGGAGGCCCTATAACGGCGGCAACTGTTGTTCTGGTCATTGTTATGGCTGTAACATTAGATGGCTTCAAAAACACTTCAGTATAATAAGAATTGTACGTGACTCCTGAGAAATAAAATACAGGGTTTGTACTGATTGTAAAAATAAATGGCCTTACTGTGCCAGAAGGGTGTGTGAAATATATCGTATCCCCCATCTGTACTGCTTGATATCCTTCATCATAAGCAGAAACGTCCGGCAAATAAGCACCTTGAGTTATTGCTGTGATGGTGCCATCCTCAGATACTATTATTCCTCCGAGATTGTCGGCATCTCCACCTTCAAGGTCTATGGCAATTATAAATCTCTCAGCTTCCGTAAAATATTCAAAAAGTTGAGGAGTTCTAATCCCTTTATCTCCATTTCCTGTAAGATCAGCAGTATCAATCTGCCCAACCCACTCACTTCCGGGGCGTTTAATTAATCCACCTTCGGGGCCAACAATGAAATTTTCTATTTCAGCAGCTCCTCCAGAGTAAGAGTCGTCATCGAATCTGCCGAAGTATGGTTCGGATATTATTCCAGATTTAAAACTATTTTGAACAGCATTGAACTTAGTCATATAATCCGACCCTGCGAGCATCTACAAAGAAATCGTCACCAACAAAGGATGCTGGAGATTCTTGAGAGTCAAGCCCTCTACTCTCTCTAACTTCCCTATCTGCTGCCTCGAAAAGCTGCTGAGAAAGAAGTCTACTTTGAGTTAAAGGAAATGCCATTTCTGCGGCAAGTCTATAAACTAAAGCTCTGGTAAATGTAGGATCGAATTTACTAACATCTTCCTCTTTTTTAATGTAGGAAATATATACAGCGGAAGCATTACTAAGTAGCTTCCTACCTTCAATAACAAATTTTTCGCTGTATTGAACATCTACAACTCTCAAACAACTTGTGGGGAGTTGATATTCATAAGTCCATCCGTAAGCTGGAGTGGATGCTAGTTGGGCAAGTTCTATTCTTGCCATTGAAAAATTCCAAGTGAAATTGCGAAGCAGTAAATCTCTTATTGCTTCATATTGCGCATTACAAAGACGTCCCGCTTTTGTGTCCTCAGATAGAGAAGTTATTCTCTCTTCCCCAAGTAGACTAAGGGCCGAATTGCAGATGGCCGTTGAACTAGTTGCCATTATTCCCCCTTATGGAAAATGTGGGAGGGGGAAAGAAGTAAAGCCCCTCCCAGATTTATTGTAAAAACTATCTCTAGTCTATACTATAAAAAATAACCCATTCGAGAGTAACGCCTGTCGCTTCCGTAGAAACCTCAGTACACTTCAAGAAAGTTTGTACCGACTCAGAAAAATATTTTCCGATTCCGGCAGGCATTACGTTGTTAGCATCGCCGGGGCGATTAATAACAGCTTGACCGCCAGCATTAACTGCTAATAGAAAAGCATCAGCATCTTCAACAGTGTCTCCACTAGAAGAAGCCTTATAGCCTAAAGATACGATACCTGTTCCACCTAAAGATGAACTAATTCTTACATAAGCATCAAGAACAGTACAGTTCTTAGGAAGCTTAGGTCCAAGAATTTCGTCATCTGCTGCTAGTATAGCAAGAATCGTATATTTCTCATTAAGAGTTCTTAGCTTACCGCTTACCGCAGCAGCTTCCATCATTTTTACGCCGCTTATACTCTGAGCGTATCTTTCCCCATTTAAACTAGACATATTTTACTCCTTAAAGTAAAAATTGGGAGGGAGAACTTCTCCCCCCACAAAATCGATTATTCTTAAGACTCAGTGCAAAGAAGTTCTACAACCATCTCATCTTCGATACGTACAGCACCAACCATGTGATAAAGGTAGATTCCTATGTTGCCTTTCTTATCTCTTCGTGGTCCAACATCTATATAAAGATCCTGTTGTGCCGCTGAGATCATTCCATCTTCAACCCATGCAAAACACTGTCTTGCGCCGATCGCTAGAGTAACTGCTCCACCTGTAATTAAGCCAGTAGATACATCACAAGTTGTGATTGTAGCAGTTGTTACAGGAACCAAGTTAGTCATAACAAAAGTAAAACCGTAGAACGTGCCTACCTTACCAGAAGTAAGTGTCTTAATAGTGTTATAATCTTGACTCGTTACAGTTGTCTCTCTCAACATTGCCATCTTCTGAGAACCTGTAATAACCATATACTTCTTTTCATCTTCATCAACATCATTGTCATCAAATACTTTGGTAACAAGACCGAGAGAATAAACATTCATATTAGTTAGTGCAGAGCCGTCACAAGCTGCCAATCGTTGTCCTGAAGGTAATGCAACATTTGTCACACTTCCACCATTCACATAAGAACCGGAAACTGCGTTTCCAAGAGCTGCTGTGATAAAACGAGAGTCTTTTTTTCTATTTAAAGTCGCTACGGCCAACTTAACATACGTACTTTGGAAATCAATGATTGTCTTAGCTTTATCAAGACGATCAATTAATGTTCCCCACTCAGCAGGTGCCAAAGTGATCTGGCGTCTGTCGTGAGTTACGTCATAATTAGGAGTGTCCTGACCTCTTGATAGCTCTTCGTTAGCATCAACTTCTGCTACTCGGTCATAATACTCGGCCAAATTATCTTGGCTTTCCATTCTTGACTTTCCCCATAAACGAGGTGTCTTTTGTTGAGATAAAATTCTTACGTTACTTGAGTAACCTTCTGTGTAACTGTTTGGTAATGAAATATTAGCCATGGTGTCCTCCACCTGAAAAAGTTGTTGTTCTATAACATTTTCGGGAAGAGTGTCCAAAAAGGGTCTTGCCTGCTTGTCTCCTTGAGGGGTCCGAAGAGTGTCCCAGAGAACTCGCTTACTTACAGTATAAAAAAAGGATTGACATAAAGTCAACCCCTTTCTTCAAAAACTTAAAATTTATTTTTAATATTCTGACATGCTCCCCGGAGCAAGGGCCGTATTTATTTCCATAAAACGCTTTTGTTTTGCCCGATACTGTGGGTGGAATTTGTCTGTAAACGCAGGGTCTAAGTACATTGCAGACCTTTCAGCCTCTAGTTGGTCGTTGCTTTGTCCTAAATTACCCTTAAGGTTTTCAGAGAAAGTATCCTCCAAAAGACCTTGGCCTACTTTTGCAAAAAGTTTCTTCATATTCGGCTTGTCCAAAAATCCACTCTCTTTAAGAGCAGCCAGTTCCTCTGGAGTTTCTACAAAACGAGAAAGTGCTTCATTTGCTAATTTATCGTTTCTGTCGAAGTCATTTCCCCAAAGTTCCTTCATGGAAAGTAAATCCGCTTGTTTGGAGTTCTGAGATTCCGTTCGTTGTCCCTCGATAGTTTCTCCCACTGATGTGTTGAAAAAGTCGATGATGGCCTGAGCTTGATCTTGTCGGATTCCGGCCTTGAACGCAACTTCCTTAAAGCCATCGAACATTTTCTCATCGGCTTGGATTCCTTCAGAAATTTGCTTATTCTCGATACCATACTCACTGATCTCCTTTGGAAGTCCTAATAGTTGATTTGTTTCGGCCCATTGTTCGGGCGTAAAGTGCTCATTTGGAATAGTCATCTTATCTTTGCCGATATTAGATGTGGCGTGGATAAGGGACTTGAAAATGTCTGCATTGTTGAAATTTCCCTCTTTATCGGCATATTTCATCAATGTGGCGTTATTGTGATAAGAAGCATCTAAACCTTCAGGATACTTATAAGTAACCTCTGGAGGAGTATCCCCAGCCCCGCCAGCATCCCCGGCCGGATTAGCTTCATCCATCAATCTGTTATTTGTCCTGTGAATAAGTAAACCCATAATCGTTCTTCTCCTTTTTGGCTTCTGTTGCTATTATTTGTAAAACATCGTTTGGATCTGCTGCCATTTGCTCTAAAATATAGAGACAAACCTCTCGCCTACCTTCATTTAACCTTGAATTTTCACCGTTTCCAGTTCCAACCATGAAATGTCCGAATTGCAGCAAATCGTACAATACGGCTTTTCCTAGCTCGGTTCCGAATAGTTCTTGAAATCTTGAGATTCTGTCAACATCGGCCATCAACGGATGGCGAGCCTTCACCTTTCCTTTTTCTTCTTTCATGTATTACTTCCTTCTTTTTGTTATGCTTGCGGTCCCATTCCCGCTACGTTCTTAACTGTTTCTGATTCTTGTTGAGCTGCATCTCTCTGCTGTTGCTCTTGTTGCTGTTGTGCTCGCTGCTCTCTTATCTGCTTGACTCCCTCTTCATCTCTAAAAATCTCTTGAGGTACTCCAAATAAGTTCGCATTGTATGCCACATAATCTTCAGTGGCAAGTAAATCATATATGGTTGGGTCAATTTGAACTAGCCCTGCCAT